CGGGAAGGTGGTACTCCCGAAGCTCGTATTCGTCGTCGCGTCGCGGTCGATCGTGTCGCCGATGATCGAAAGCGTGAGCATCACGGGGCCGGGGATCGAGCCGGACAGCTTCCACTTCCATACTCGGGCGTTGAAGATTTCGTAGTAGCGGTAGGTTGGGCTTCCACCGCCCGCCACGATCTCCCGCCACGCGAGAGAACGGATCCGGCCCATCAGCCCAGACGTGCCAGGCATGGAGAACAGGTGTGAGTAGGGACCTGATCCCGAAACCGTCGCGTCCCCATGAGCAGCGCCGAACAGAATCGGGCACCCGCCCACGTATTGCCAGGGCATCGTAAGATCGAATGCGAGCGTCTGGATCGAGCGGTAGGAATGCCCCGCCGCAATCTGGCCAGGCGAGATCGCCTGCTCAGGGGGGCGCTCCAGCTTTGCCGGGATGTCAGTCACCAAAAGCCCCGCATTGGCAACATTACAGTCCGCAGCCGTGGCGGTGCTCCAGCCGGTACTCTTCACGTTGGCCGCGACGCGGCGCCATAGATTCGCCATCGGTTACTCCTTGCTCTTTTTCTCGGCGACCGCTTCGACGAGCGCGCCCAGCAACGCCACGAGTATCTTCGGAATATCCAGGATATCACCATCTCTGATCTTGCGACCGCCGAGCGCCTCGACGGTGCCGCCACCCTTGCCCTCGCGCACTTTCACTCTCATGTCCACGTCTCCTCGCGCTCGAAGCCGACCTGAAGGAATGTCCAGTAGTGAAACGGTGTCGCCGGCAATCGCGTGTAATTCGTTGAGATCCGGGTGACGATATCGCCAGGGCCAAGTCCCAAGTGGGGGGTCTCGCAGAGTGTGTAGCGGGCGGCCTCGCGAAAGCGTAGCACCTTGCGGTAAGCCTCCTCCGGGTCGCCCGTTTTGCCGCGAACCGAGATCGCGACCATCACCGACAGGCTGTCTTTGATTGGCGTCACCGAGCCCGTTGTCCAGGGCTCAGAATCCTCCGAATCGCAGTAGAAGTAGAGGACCTCGTCGGGCTCTGGGTCTTGAGCCGGGAGCGCGAAGACGAACGCGCCGCTGCCCGGGTCGGCAATGTCGTACCCGTCACCCACGGCGCCGAGCCCCAACGTCGTGATCGCGCCGCCGAAATTGTCGCGCACCGTTTCGAGAAGAGCGTCGATCACCTGCTCGGTTCCTGCCTTGGCCATCAGCCCCAGCTCCCGAACGATTGATTGATCTGCTCGCGGGCAAACTTGCCTAGTCGCTTGCGGTGCATCCTGACCGCGTGCGCTTGGATGGCCTTCGCGATGATCACCCACGGCTTGCGAATGCTGCCCTTCGGTGGGTCTATCGGGCGACGAATCTTGCCGCCGGCCGCGGTGCCATCCTGGTGATAGGTGGCATATTCCAACGCCGTCCCGAAGCGAAAGCCCGTGCGGCCGCTCACCCGTATGGAATGCTCGCTCTCGCCAGACAGCGACCGGTGAAGCGCGCCCGTGAGACTCAGCACTTGTGGGAAATGGTCACCCTGCGGGCCGCGGTACTTCTCGGTTTTCCACAACGCGTATGGACTCGAGAGCGACGGCCAGCGGCCATGCCCACCATGCCGCCCACCGCCCGATGCGAACTCAGCCTCTTCGATTTCCTCGATTCCCCGGAACACGTCGGGCCACGCGTCGCTGAAGTCGGAGAGATCGGTCGCGAATCGCGAGACATCGACGACGAATCCGCCCGCGTTCGGAGCACTGAACCCGATCTGCATGGGGCCGCCGGCCATCACCACTCCCCGTCTTCGGAAACCCACGGCTCGGGCATGTCGTCTGTCGCCTCGGTCCACTCGCTTTTCATGCCCTCCGTGATTGCCGGAGCACCCGTGAGCTTCACGTCCGCCGAGAGCACTGGTTGCGTGCGGATCTCCTTGAGCATACGGCGAAAGTGCGCGGCATAGTCCTCGCGGTTCGCGTCCGCCCCTTCCGCGCCAGGCCGGCCGCGGGTTTGCTTCTGCTCGACGAGCCAAGCGGCGATACCATAGAGCGCTGCCTGCTTGACGTAAGCCGTGTCGCTCGTGCCCGCGCCGGTCATCGCATCGCTATAGCCGCCTGCCCGAAGAGCCGCCTGGATCTCCGCCTCGACGAAGACAATCTGCGCCGTGACCTGCGTCGTTGTGGGCGTAGTGGTGGCGCTCGATGCGAACCATGTCGCGAAGCCGGCCACGTCAGAGGCGGTAATCCAGGCCACTACGCATCATCCTTTCCGGGCGCCTTCTTGCGCGTGCCGATCCTTTTGACACGGCCCTTCGCGATGAGCTGGGGTATGCGCTTGGCATCGGCCTCGAGCGTGTTGCCCTCGACGTACTCGCGCCCGTCGTGGCGAATCGGACCGATAAGCACCTTCCACCGCTGCATGATCACGCCCCTGCTAGAGACAGGTCGCTGAGGGCATAGCGAACATACACGTAGAGCGGGCTGTCGCCCGTGGTCCATTCGCCAGCGCCGGCGTTGTGAAGCACAATCGGAGTGTTTGCGATCGGCGTATAATCTGTTGCGATCGGCTTGAGCGTGCGAAGCTGGTCGCTCGTTGCATCGAGGAGACCCGTTGAGTCGAGCGTCGTCGACACGATCGCGCCCGAGTCATCGGTCAGTCGGGCGACAATGTCCGCGCTTGATTCGACGTAGGCCGTTGAGTTGTAGTCGAGGAACAGGGTCGCACTCAGAAAGCTGCTGATGATGTTGGCCCCGAAGGCCGCCACGAGTGTCTTCGGTGTCGCACGCAACGCGAGCAGCTCGGCCGACGATACTGTGATGAGTCCTATCTGGACCATTGCACCGTTTAGCTCCGAATTGCCGATGGCGTTGGCCGCGATGTCGCCAGCAAGAAGGGAATCCGCGGCAACCTCGGAGGTCCCGACGGATTCTGCCGCGAGATGTCCCGTTTGGATCTGCGGGCCGTATTTCACTGATGTTTTCATGTCGCCTCCAGGTGGGCGGCCCGAAGGCCGCCCACGCAGATCGTCCGGTCTAGCTCACGATGTCCTCGATCAGGTATCCCGCGATCGCATCCTCGTTGGAGTCGCGCGAGACGAACTCCACGTCCCAGTTGCGAGAGGCGATGACCTTGATCGCGTTGTTGCGGCGAGGCTCGCGCTCCACTTTCGCCTTGACCGATGAGAACGTGTAGCCGTAGCTCGGCGTGCCGATCGACGGCCGTGGGGTCACATACGCGAGAACCGCATGTTTTCCCCACACGTCAGCGATCGATTCCGTGGCATCCTCGTTGGCTGTGTTGTTTATGGCACCGGCCACGACATAGCGCTGGATCCCGGCGGCGATGAAGAACTTCGCGAGGAACTCCTCAGCCGGCAGTTCGCCGCGCATCCGCTTCGCGAAGTCGACGATGTCGGGATGCTGAAGGAGCTTCTTGTGCCCCGCCGCCCCGATCACCAGCGTATTCGCGTAGCGGCCACATGCCAGGCGACAGGCATCGGACGCTTCCATCACATCATCGATCGGATCGGAGTTCGCGAAGTCGTCCCATTGGTCCGTGCCCGAAAGCTGGGTACGGTTCGCAGCCGGGTAGTTGGCCTGCGTGGTCGCCTTCGTCGCCGCAGCCTTCTCCAGTTCCAGCATGAGCCGATCCATGAGAAAGGTCGTGCGGTCCTGGAACGGTCGCAGCGGCGCATCCGAATTGCGCAGCTCGGTGTCGGTCACATAGTCAGCGACACCTTTCTGCGCACACGAGTAGGCCCGCGTGCTCCGGCTCGTCTTGACCTCGGGCGGGTCGGTCCCGTCCTCCCATTCGAGATCGGTGTTCCCGTCGCCGAGATTCTCGCGACCGTAAACGAAGAACTTATCGCTGTCCTTCGCCACGGGCAGCTCCGGGAACAGCGCGTTCCAGACTAGTGGTTGATTGGCAACGCCCTCTGCCAGGTTGGTGAGGGCTCGGTCGATATGAACGTCACTCTTGTAGAGTGCCATTTTTCAGCCCTCCTGTTACGCGTCGCTCGCGTGTGTGGTGCCCATGCCAGGATTGACAAAGGCGGTTCCAGTTTCGCCACTTTCGGCCGTCGCCACGAGCTGCCCGAGGCAGAAATCGCCAGCGGCGTCTGCCTGCTCGGCGGTTCCGGCTGTAGTGGTCGAGAGCAGCACGGCGGCCGCCAGGCTCGACTCACCCATGACCACCTGCGACAGTCCGAAGATGCGCACGATGGCGCTTTCGCCTGCCGTGCCATCCGGCTTGTTCTGTAGCACGCCGAGAATAGTCTCGGCCGCGACACTCGCCAGCGCGACAGTCATGTCGGCCGAGAGCTTGACGATGTAAAACTGCTTTGCGGAGAGATCGGTCGCGCATTTGAAGGTGACGTCGATTCCCGCGGCTCCTTGAGCCATGATTCTACTCCTCGGCGCCTGCGTAGACGCGAGACAGGGCGGAATCGTCGCTCAGTACGCGGTTGCAAGCATCGGCGTAGGAGAGGGACTTGTCGGTCTCACATAGCTTGCGAGCCCGATGATCGACGACCTCGGACGCTGTCTTTGCATCGGTCGCCACGGTTTCGTCGCTGACCTCGGGAGCGTTGCCACTGCCGGGAGCCGGGGACAGAAGGGGATGGGGAGAGACATCGGCCAGGATCGTCGCCATCGGCTCGACGCCCACAGACTTGGTGCGCTCGATCCATTCTTCGCGCTTGGCGGCGAGGATCTTGCCACCCTTGATCGCACCATCGATCAGCTCGGTGGCCTCGCGAGCAACCACGCCCGATTCGAGCTCGGCTACGCGAGCGATCAGCTCGGTGTTGCTCTCGGCGAGCTGGGTCTCGCGCTCGGTCGGGGTGCCGTCACCAGTCGGCGTCTTGGCTGGGCGCTCGGAAAGCGTCATGATCGCGGCCGAAGCGTCGTCGTCGGTAAAGCCCTCGGCCAGGCCGAGAACCTCGATGGCCTTGTCATTGAGTGCCATTCGCGTATCTCCTTGGCTCTCGGGGAGCCGGGGGTTATCGGTCTCGACGGGTGCCGAGATCCAGTCTTTTCGAATCGCCTTGGCGACCGCCTCGCTCATGGCGAGCGCAGGCTGATCGTCGAGGAACGGGATCGGAGTGAAGGCGACAGACTTCAGACGCATACCCACGGGCTTCCCCGCCTTCGCGCCAGACTTGCCGCGCGCCTTCTCGACGTAGACGGGCGAGGTGTATTTGATCTCCTCGGCCTCGGCCATCTTTGCCGCATTGGCAGTGAGCTTTGCGAGCCCGATCAGATGCTTGCCGCGCTGCACGAGCTTGAAGATCCAGCCGGCCGCCTTTGCCCTCTCTTCCGCCGGCGCATCGGGGTCCTCGGTCACATGGGCATAATCAAGCGCGACCTCGCGATTCCCCGCCTCGAAATTGGCCACAGTCTGATCGAACTTCTTCTGGTCAACGCTGAACTTGCCGTAGCGGGGATCGTGGTAGGTGCCCATTGTGAGCACCGGGACTTCCGCGATTGTGCCGCCCTCGGGGGGCACGGGCTCGCCTTCGAGTGGTTCGCGGAGCGCAGTCGCAGAGCCGATGTCGACGAATCGGATGGTGTCGTCTGCCATTATCTCAGCTCCCCGGTAAGCGTCGGAACAATCGTCGTCGAGCCCGCGCCAACCGTCGCGGTGCAGTAGAGCATCTCGTAGCCCTCATCGACGAGAACGAATGAGTGCTCCGTCGCCGCGGCAAGCGTGACGAGTGTCGTTACATCAGCGTGCGCATAGGTCTCTGGCGAAGTGATATCGCCCGATCCGTCGAGCCAATCCTGCCGCGACGCCACGTAGACGGTGAAAGCGTTCAGCGCCGTAGAGCCGGTGTTCGCGAACGAGAAGCGCGGGTTCTTGAGGTGGCCGATTGGATAGGGGCCGAAGACCGCCGTCGCCGACGTGGCCACCGTAACCGCGCCAAGCTCGCGCCGATCCACCGCGTTCCCGCCGCCGCCCGATTCGTAGAGAACGCCAGCGTGAACCCATTCGTTCGTGGTCGGCGAACCGCTCGACACCGACAGCGTCAGCTTGGCGCGGATCTCATCCGGGTAGCTTTGAATCGTGAGCGGGAGCAGAAGCGGAACCACCGTTGACACGAGCGTCTGCCCACCGAGCCGGGGGAACCGACCGATTGACGCAGTATCGCTTCGCCCAGAAGTGCGGCCCTGGATCTCGAAGATAGCGCTGGTCTCGGTATCGTCGATCGATTGGCCGATCAGCGTCAGCGACAGCGGGCCAGAAAGCCCCTCGGTTGAAACCCAATCGGTGTAGACGACGGACTCGGTAGCGCCCGCCGTGCCGTCTTCCCATTTGTACTGACCGAGCGACAGGAGAGATTGAGCGGGCATTACGCCTCCGTATAGATCCATAGGCAACGACACCAATCTCGCCCCTCACAGCCGTCGGAAAAACCGGATGGTCGGAGCGGAGGTGTCATTGCGTCATATTGTCGGGAGTCGACTTTCGCTTCGGTGCCGTCGGCATCACGGCACGGCGGGCACGTAGCATCATCAAGAAGCGCCGAGTAGGTCGCCGTCGATACGCCCGCGCGGGTCGCAACCAGGCGCCGCCCCATGTTGAGCGCGCCCCAGATCCGCCCCGCCGCCGCCCGCTTGATCGGGCCATCAGAGAGCGCGCCGGTGCGAGCGAGCACGGCGCCTACGTCCTCATTGCCCGCCGTCTTCGCCGCCTCGATCGCGTCGAGCAGCTCGGAGATGAACGGGGCGAGGATCTTGTCGGTAACGAGCTCCGCCTGAGCGGTGAGCGTCTGCGCAAACTCGGCTGCGGTGTGTGGCGCTTCGGCGAGCTTGATGCCCGCCTTCGTCAATTCCTCGCGTGCCGTTCGCTGCCCGAGCTTGTAGGTGTCGTCAAGGGCTTCGCGGACCTTCGCGACAATCGCCTTGCGCTTCGATCGCGCCACGCCTTCAATCGCGCGCATCCGGTCGATGTCGAGATCCCTACGGCGTAGTTCGGCGCGGATCCTAGGGGCGATGGCGTCGGCGATGTCCTTGCGGATCAGGCCGATTTCGGCGGCGAGGGCGTCGGCAGTGCCGCGGGGCGTTTCGTCGAGCTCTTGCCAATCGACGAGCTTCTCGCCGTCGGTCATCGGGCGCCAGGGCCGGAAGGATTTCGGCTCGGCGAGGATCCACGGGGCGGGGTGGTCGTGGAGTTCGGCCGGGGCGGGCGACTCAGCCGGTGTAGGCTCCGGTTGCGGCTCAGGCTCAGGCTCCTCGGCTTCGAGCTCCTCGACCGCAACCTCCGGCAACCCCAGCCGCTGGCGCGTCCACACCTCATCGCGCGGAGTCCACGTCAGCGCGCCCTTGTCCTTCGCTTCGAGCGCTGCGGCCACCAGCTCGCTCGAATCCTCGATCCTAACGCCGGCCACCGAAAGCACGGGGGCATCGGCGTCAGGATCATTGAGAATCGTGATCTGATCGCAAAGCTCCTGGAGCACGCCACAGAGATAGCCCGCTACCGCCTGGAGCCCGAGCACCACATATCGGCTGTAGGTCTCGGCGAGGGCATATGCACCGCCGGCTCCCGACTGGCCGAGCTGGAAGAGCTGCCCGCCAGCGGCCTCGGCCATCTCTTGACGCAGGTCACGAATCGCATCGAGTACCGGCGCCACGTTCGCCATCGTCGAGCCGCCACCGAAGAGCCCGAGCTTCGCGCCGTAGGGAACGCGGACGTACGCCTTTTCGTGGACCGCAATGTTGCGCAGGGTCTTCTCTTCCTCGTCGTCGGTGCCGTGGGCTGCGCCCCCCGGTGTGGTGCGCTCCAGCGTCGGTATCCCGGCCGCGAACCGTGAGGCGTGGATTCCGAGCGCGCGCCAGAGCTTATCGCGCAGGTAGTGGGACCGGTAGAGCGGGCGCCATCCTGGCGTGCCGTACCAATTCGAGCCCTTGCGGTCATTCCAGAGCGCGAGGAGACGCTCGGCGGGGACCGACACGTCCGCATGGTAGGCACCGTTCTGCCAGATTTCTTGCTTGAATCCCCCGAAGTCGTCATACCCGCGGTCGCCGGGAAGCCATTCCGTGATCGTCTTCGGGTGACGTTCGGATAGCCGAGAAAGCACATACTCCCCGTCAATCAGCGAGTACTCGGGCGCCAAGAATTGACAGCCGCGCCCCCGGAAGCGGTGCGCCGAGCGCAGGACCGTATGCCATGAAAGGTCGCCGCGCCGATCGAGAAGCTGCGCCCGACACCGGGCGGCGTTCGCCTGGTCGCGAGCGTTCGTGCCGGCAGGGAGCACGTCCCACTCAGCCGCGAGGATCGGGAGCAGTTCGGCATTCGCAAGCCCGGCCACTTTCGAGTCGGTCTCCATCCGCTCCAGCGTGTCCCACCTGGCGGGAAGCTGCCATGCGGCCGCATAGTCGATATCATCGTCAGCGAGCTGCCCGAGAATGATCGTGGTCCCCGTGCCGCCCGGCGCTGGCCCCCTGAGCGCCTCGGGACGATACGGCGCCCCAAAGCGATCGACGATTGACTCGGCGAGCGCTACGGCTCCGTTTGGGTGTGGCTGCGCGGACACGTCCATGCCCCCCTGTGTAGTCGACAAAATTGTCGAGGTCAAGGGGATAGTTCGACAGAAACGTCGAGCGGATTC